AATGTGGGCAAAATGTGGGCAAAAAATGAGCCTCGGAAAGCTACTCCCAAAACGTGAAAACCGCCCCTCCGTCCAGCGTTATGCCGGATGGAGGGGCGGTGTTTTTATGGTTATTCGGTTTTGGATGCCTTGGCCTTGAGGGTGCTTGCGCCGATGACGACGCCGATGGCCAGGGCGACGGCGTTGATGGTCGTCGCGGCCTGATCGGCCCACGTCCAGCCCCATACGGGGCCGAGGGTCTGCACGAGCACGCCGATGGCCGGCAGCACGATCAGCGCGAGCCATTTGAGCACGTCATAGGCTCGGTTCGGCAGCAGCCAATCGGGCACGGTCGGCTCCGTGCCGGCGGTCTTGGGTTCGGTGTTTTCGTCGGTCATATTGTCCTCGATTCTGCAGTTGGAACCTGGGAACCCCGCCCGGCTAAGGTGCGGGGTTCCCAGGTTGGGTTCGGGTTCTCAGTAGTTCAGTAGTGCAGCACTTCGCCGGGGTAGATCACGTTGGGGTTGCCGCTGCGATAGCCGGTGAGCTGCGTGTAGCCGATGCCGAGGCGGGCGGCGATGCCGCTGAGGGTGTCGCCGCTGCGCACGGTCACGGTACGGGTTGCCGGCGGCGCGTTGCTGCCGGTGGCGACGCTGCCGCCGCCGTTGTAGGTGACGACCTGACCGGGGTAGATCAGGTTGAGGTTGCCGCTGGGCACGCTCCACTTGGACAGCGGCCACAGGCCGGTGCGCGAGGCGATGCCGCTCATGGTGTCGCCGGAGCGGACGGCCACGCGGGTCGTGTTGGCCTGCGCGGCCTGCTGCGGCGCTACGGTCGCGGTGCCGGCGAGGCGCTGGTTGACGATCGCCATGACCTTGTCGTAGTTCGCGCCGAGCGCGTCGCGCCGCTGCTGGCCGTTGCCGTAGTCGCCACGGATGGTGGCGGTCGCGAGTGCCTGTAGGTCGATGGTCTGGGTCGGCGGCTTCTCGGTCTGCGGCGGGGTTGCGGGCTTGGCTGCGCCGGCGGGGTTGGCGTAGGCCTTCCACTGGCTTGCGTCGCCTCTGAAGTAGTTGAGGTCGAGCGGCCCGTTGTAGCCGCTGATCCAGCCGTTGGAGGTGTACTGGCGCATGGCCTCGCCGTAGACCGCGTAGTTCCACGGTCGGCTCTGGTAGCCGGTGGGCGCGTTGCTGGCGTACTGGGCGACCCACAGGCCGCAGTTGGCGCGCACGTCGCCGGGTATCTGGCCCAGCGCGCTGGCCTGCACGTACACCATCGGCCATACGCCGGTGAGCGTGTGGACGCGCTGGACGAACCGGCGAACCCAGTCGGAATTGCCCCACTGGGCGTTCTGATGGGACTCCCAGTCGAGCACGAGCACGGCCCTGCCGATGTAGTCCCTCGCCCGGCCGACGAAGTAGTCGGCCTCGGCCTCGGCGTTGTTGCCGCCGGCGTAGTGGTACAGGCCGAGGCTCTTGCCCCGGTCTGTCACGCACTTGGCCTGCGTGCGCCAACTGGAGTTCTCGAAGCCTACGCCCTGGGACACCTTGACTACGGCGAAGTCGTAGCTGGCGGTGCAGGTCACGTTCGAGGCCTGCCAGCCGGACACGTCGATGCCGACCGTGTCGGCCATCGCGATCGCCGGCGTGCACGCGAGCAGCACGGCGAACAATGCCGCGATGAGGGCCTGCAGCGGCTTGCTTCTGTTTTTGAATCTGCCCATTCGTTTTCCTTCCTATGTGTGGGGTGGGCATGAAATAGCCCCCGTCGGGGTCGGCGGGGGCTAAGCCTGTGGTTTTCTCGGGGCTATCGGCGCGTCCTGTATGTCCTGATTGACTTGGGTGCCGTGCCCATTGCCACCAAGCGCGTGGTAGGTGGCGTAGACGCCTTCGGCGCGGGTTTTGAGGTCGTTATCGGCGATACCGCCCGCGTCGACCATCTCACGCTGCATCTGCTCCAATTTGCACAGGAGCATGGTTTTCACCCCATCCTGCAGTGGGTCGAGACGCTGGTCGAGCTGGGTCAGGCTCGCGTCCACCTGATCGAGCCTCTGCGACAGGGCCGGGTCCGGTTTGCCCAATTGGTCGATGCGGCGCAGTATCCATCCGGCGACCGTGCCGCCGCACGTGGTGATCACGGAGACCAGGATCGTTGCCCATACGGGTATCGTTCCGGTCAAGTCATGGCCTTCTTTCCTTTCATCAGTTGGCGTTCAAGGGCATGGTCGAGCCGTCGAACCACGGGAACCGGGGGAGGAGCCGTTGTACGGTCGGCCAATCGTCGCCCTCGTACACGGCCATGGCCTCCAACGTCAAACTGCCACTGCCACGGCAGTAGATGCTGCGGTTGCCGTCCCTGTCGATCTTCGCCGCCGTCCATGCGGCACCCGATGGGGTCGTGCCGGAGACGAGTGTCATGCCGCTCTCCACTGCCACGCTCAGCCCGCTGGTGGCCGTGTAGGCGACGACCACGACACGGCCCAGTCTCATCAGTGCCTTCCAGGAACCCCAGTCGGAAAGCGACCAGCCGCCGCCGGTATGCGTGTAGCGGTAGCGCCCGTCGGGGAGGTGCTCGACATTCACGCCGCCGGAGGATTGCCACGAGCTTAACTGCTTGTAGCATAAGGGGTCGGTGTACAGGTTGGTGATGTAGCTCATGCCGCCACCGCCAATCGGGGAGCGGTCAGCTGAGTGGCATGAGATCGCCGGAGAGCAGCCTGCCGGGATTGTTCCTCTGCCACCAGTCCCAGTCGGTTTTGGTCATGAGCGTGGGCCGGTCGAACACCGTCACCGCGCCCGTTTTCAGGGGACTGTCGAACACGATCCGGGTTCCATTGGCATCCTGCGGGGTGGTGAACTCGATCGTCACCGTGTCGTGGACGCCATTGGACTGCGGGTTGCCGCCACGGGCCAGCTCCGTCCAGCCGGAGGCCTTGCGGCCGATGATGCACAGGCATCCGTTGCGCAGCGACTTGTCGGACGTCCAGTAGTAGAACTGGAACACCATGCGCGTCGATGCCGGCAGTCCGGTCAACGCCTGTGCCGCCTGCACGCCTCCAGCGTCGGTCGACTGCAGTCGCAGTTGCCGCCGCGCGTCGATGCAGGTTATGGTGCCGGAACCGCCACTCAGGGAGGGCAATGCCCCACGCGAGTTGAACAACGGGTTGGGGTAATGGTTGGTTATCAGCGTCATGCGGCCAACCCCCAATGATCAGGGTGGGCGGCATGAACGGGATGAGGATTGTTACACCCCCCCCCCATTGGCCAATGGCATGAGGTCGCCGTCGAAGTAGCCTTCGCCGAGTGCGCGCAGCTCGTTCCATTCGGCTTCCGTCATGAGCAGGGGCTGTGTGAAGTTGGCACTGCCCGAATCGGGGCAGGCGAGCCGGATCAGGAATTCTCTGGTCGGCGTGAACTTGAGGGATATCCTGCCTGTATTCGCGGCTGAGACCAGCGAATTCCAGGGGTTTAGCTCGGCGATAAGGACGTAGCCGTTTTTTATGGTGGACTGGTCTCCGACCACGTTCCAGATGTCCGTCTGGAACACGAGGCTCGTGTCCCGTGGCGTGTTGAACCACATTTGGGCGAAGCAGTCCTGTCGGCCTTCCTGGGCGGTTATGGTGACGCCCTTCTGGTTGCCGGCGATCATGGAGACCGTGCTGTTGGTGGGGGTGCCGAGCATCATTCGCGGATACGTGAGGTTGCGCAGATACATGCCGTCTCCTTTCTGCTCTGGGCATGAAAAAAGCCACCCCGTGCGGAGTGGCTTTCGGAAAAATGGTTGTCGGTGTCGGGTTACTTCGCTTCGGCCAGCTGGGCCTCGAGCTCCTTGACCCTGCGTTGCAGTGCGGTTGCCTGTGCTTGGCTGATGGCGAGTTCGCGGGTCAGGGTGGCGTTACGGGCGCTCATGTTGTCGAGCACGTCGTTGATGTCCGCCTGCACGAGGCTTTCGGTTGTGTTGTCTGTCATTGGTTATCTCCTATCGGTGATGGTCTGTGTGACGTCGTTCAGAAATCTGGTTCTCGCCTGGGCGATTTCCGTCGCATGCTCTGAGAGCAGGGTGGCGAGGCTCGTGGCGTCCACGCCGGCGGGCAACCGTATCGACGGCTCCACCGGCTCGCCGGCGTTCGGTTCGTCCAACGCCCGCGCGGCGGCGAGAGCCGCGTCCGCCTCGTACGAGTCCACTATGGTCGTGGCATCCAAGCCCAACAGCCGGCGGGTCTCCGCACGCCCGTCGGCGGCCAGCGCCCCGTTCGCCTTGAACGCGCGGTGCAGTGATGCGGCGCGCACCTGATTCAGGTCGACGAGCGCGTCATGCTCCAACTGCTCGTAGGCGCTCGTCCACGCGTTGCGACCTGACTCCGCGTCGATGACGCCGGGGTCGGCGACGCGTTTCGAGACATCGAGCATCATGGCCACGGTCTCCATGTCGGACGTGGTGCCGAGCAGCAGGCCCGTGGCGGCGATGTCCGTCAAATGGGTTCCCCATGCCGTGCCGCCGTCGATGCGCCCGTCCGGCGATGGTTCGCCGCTTCCCGGCAGGTCGATGAAGAGCCGGTCTCCGATGATTCGCATGGTTCCTCCACTATTTCCTCAGGTATCCGAACATCGTGCACCAGATGTTGGTGCCGCCGCCGGGGAACATGCTGTAGCCGCCGACGTTCGCGGGCATCGACTGGACCATGATCTCGGCCCCACTGCTGCTCTCGTTGCAGGGGGCGCTGGTGCACAGAGCGTCGCCGGTGGCGTTGTTGACGCCGCCGACGATCTTGTAGCTGCCGTATCTCGGCGGCGTCCACGAGCCCTTGAACCGAAATACCATCCATGGGCTGATGTGGTGGGTCCCATCCCAGTACATCGACTGAAATGTGCCTCTGGACGCATAACTTCCCAAGAAACCTCCCATGTACAGGTATCCGCTGTCGATGTCGGCTTGGATGCCGACTCGGCCATTGGGGTCCTGCGCGGCGAGCGTGGCGGTCGTGTCCCCGGTCTTGGGAGACCACAGAGTTAGGTAGGCGCGCTTTTTGCCGGTATCGGGCGAGTCATAGTCCTGATATGCGGCGAGGAACACGGTGCCGCCCTTGGTGGTGTTGTCGGAGCCCTTGCGTTCGCCGATTCTGGCGAACGCGCCGGGGTCGTGCTCCGCGCGGCGGCCGCCGTTGAACGTGAGCGCGCTGACTTCGCCTTCCTGCTGCGTGGTGGACTCGACCGCGATGTACGGGTGTTTGTACGAGCCGGTGCCGTGGTAGAACTGGATGCCCGCGCCCTCCAGCTTATCCGAGCCCGTGACCTCGGACTGTTGGAACGAGGGGCTTATCATCACCCTGTTGCCCGACAGTCCGGTCTGGAACGTGCCGGTCAGCAGGTTGCTCGCGCCCTCGCCGTCCAGATGCACGGTATGGTTCCGCTTCGAGTCCCACATGTCCAGCGCGTTGCCCCTCAGCTTCCAACCCGTGTTCTCGGCGGTGCTGGACTGGACGACCGGCGCGTTGATGACGGTGCTGGTCATGACTCCCGCGTTGACGGTGGGCGCGGTCAGGGTGCCGTTGGCGAGTATGCCGCCGTCCATCTTCAGGTTGCCGTTGGTGTCCAGCGCGAATTTCGCGTTGCCCGAGGAATCGTAGCCGACGAGTCCGCCGCTGGTGAGCTTGACGCCCCTGTTCGCGGCGCCCGTGGTCTGTATGATCGAGCCGGTGACGGTCACGCCGGAGAGCGTGCTGCCGCTGGTCAGCGAGCCCTTCATGGTCACGCTGCCGTCCATCGACCTCGCGTACAGGGTTATGCTCCCGTTGGCGTCCCTCAGCACGAGGCCGGCATCGTTCCACAGCATGCGCCCGTTCGTGGTCGTGATCGTCGAACCGGTGACCTGGCTGGCCTTCACGGTGCCGACGAGGGTCACGCTGCCGGTGGCCGAGTCCGCCGCCAGCGTGCTGGTGCCGGAGGCGTTCTTCAGAACGATTCCCGCGTCGTTGATGGTCAGCCTGCCGTTCGCGGTCCTGTAGACGGCGCTGGTGATCGTGCCGCCCGTGATGGTCGGCGCGCTCATGCTCGCGTCCGACACGATCGGCGCGTCCATGGTCAGCTGCCATTTGCCGCTCGAATCGCTGGCGAAGCTCAGCAGGTGCCGGTTGCGGTAGCTGAATATGATGCCCGAGTCGGTGATGGTCACGTTGCCGCCCTCGGTGCGGTACGTGCCGCCGACGATGGTGCGGCCGTGGAAGAACTCCGCGTCCACAAGCTGCGCGGTGATCGAGCCGGTGGCGATGATGTTGCTGGCGACGAGGTTGAACTCGTTCCACTGCGTGCCGTCGAACTGTCTCACGGCGGTGACGCGCGAGCTCAACGGCACGAGCACGCTCGCACTGTCGTTCGCCGCGCCCTCCCAATACGTGTAGAAGTCCGCCAGCAGTGAGGTGCTGTTGTTCGCCTCGCCGAGCCAACGGGTCCAGTATTTCTGGGTTACGAACCAGAAGTCGCCGGCCCTCACCGTGTTCGACTTGTCGTTGCGCGGGTCGTCGGGCCCCTTGAAGATGGAGTGCATGCCGTCGGCGGTCTTCTGCGCGTTGACCGCGTTGTCGTAGGCGTCCTGGGCCTTCTTCTCGGCCTCGGCCAGCGCCTTGTCGGTGGCGGCCTTGTTCGCGTTGATCGTCTTGTTCGCCGCCGCGAGGTCGTCCGACACCTTCTTGGTGGCGGCGTCCTGCGCCTTGTCCACTGAGGCCTGCGCGTTCTTGTTGTCGGTGATGGCCTGCGCGTTCTTCGACACGTCGGCCCTTATCGCCGCGTCGGCCTTGTCCTGCGCCTCCTTGTTCGCCTCGATCCGCGCGCCGGTCTCGGTGAGTTTTTTGTCGACCACGGCGACCTGCTGGGCCGCGTCGTTCTTCGCCGCCGCCAGAATCTGTTCGGCGCTCTTGTTCAGATCCTCCTGCGTGAGCACCGGGGCGACCTTGACGCTGGCACCCGCGCTCCACGCCGACTTGTTGCCGGAATGATCGACGCTCCTGAGCGCGAACCACCATGTGCTGTTCAGTTCAAGCCCGGTCACATGGCAGTAGCCGTCGCGCTGCACGGAATCCCGGTATTTCCAGTTGCCGTTCGAATCGGAAATGCCGACCTCCACGTGGTCGAAGTCGAGCTCCATGCCGCCGCCGGCATTGTTCCTGCCGTCCCACTGCACGTCAACCACGCCGAGCTTGCTGGTGAGTACCGGCTTGCTGGGCACGCTGGGCGGGGTCACATCCGAGGCCACCAAAGCCACGACCACGTTCGACCAGTCGCCCAACCGGTCGGAATACGTGGGAACCGCGCGCACCCGGAACTCATAGCGTTGCCCGCATTCCAACCCGCCGATGCCCAACGTGAGCCGCTGCGCGTCAGTCACGCCACCACTGACCCACGGGGCACCGGCAAGGTTCTTGCGATACTCCACGCGGTAGCCCGAAATGTCGATGGCCGTGTCATCCGTCGCCTGCGAGACCTGCGCCCACTGCAAGGTCGCCAAACCCAACGCCGTACCACGCGAACTGATATACGCATCAGTCTGCACCACAAGACCAGTCACGGCCTTCGGCACACGATGATCCTTCTCCGGAGCGGGGATTCCACCACCGGTACCGCCGTTGATGGCACCACCGGTGATGCCCTGCACTCGTTTCGCCTGACGTACGGTCGCGTCATAAACTTTGTCGTTCAATACGACACTGGCTTTGAACTGGTTGGATTCCAAGCTCAACGTGACCTGCTGGACACGCACCTTCTCCCCATGCATGACGGTTGGCGCGGTGATCCAGTCACCCGGACGCCAATCGATGAGAGGAAGATTCGGAGCGTCGTTGACACGCAGGGCCCTTGTATACTGGCCGCGCACGCGGGCCGCAGTATCCAGAGTGGACTGCATATAGAGGGCGGCGGTGTCGTCATCGCTGATTCCCTGCTGGGATAGATACGTCTCCCACTTGCCCCAAGGGGAAGGGGCTGCGGGATTATCCCGTGTGAAGGCCTTGTTGTTATCGCCCTGCACGAGAATATGCGAGGCCAAAGCCTCAATGCTTTCCTCTTCCGGGGCTTCGAGCACGTCATGTGCCAATTGGACGGAGATACGGCTCAGGTCACGGCATAATCCCGTGGAATCCATGTTCCAGATTTTCAATGTCCGCTTGTTGAAAGCCCAGTCGCAGATTTTGTTGCTGGCGAGATTCGCCAATGCGGTGAGACTGCTGATGCCCGGCGTGTAGGCGAGCGTCATGATGCTCTTCCACACGGTGCCAGCCGAATCCTTGCCGGTATCGAAACCGCAGGTGACGGGAATACCGCCACGGGTCTTGTTCTCATCGAGGAACGTGCGCATGATGAGACCGGCAGTGGCCTTCTTGAACACGCGCTTGCCCTTATCATCCCCGTCGCCCTCCAGATGATTGAGGTCGAGCATAAGGGCCTTGTTCAAAAGCCATGCGTAGGAGGGGCAGGTGAACGTCACGGTATCCGATGAATCCAAGGCGTCACGGCTGCGGGAGATGAGTACGAAACGACCGTTCAACGGTTCCAGCCATCTGCCACCGTCGGACACTTCGACCGCGATTTCCAGACCGGTTTCGAGCTTGCGTTCGAGAATCGACCCATTCAACGCCTTACGGGAATACTCCAATCGGAGCGCGCCCGTGTCGTCGTGCAGGAAACTCGCGGAAAACGAGGATGGCTGGGGGAGCAGGCCCAGAGTGTCACCGTTCGGCTTGTACGCCTTCAAACGGATGGAGAGGTTCTTCATAAGTGCCTTCCCGTCACCACCATGCGCGACGCACATGCATGAGCGCATCTCCCGTCGCACCCGTGGCGGTGACCTTCAATCTGTACAGTTCGTAAATGTCAGGCCATACCTGCAGGATGCCGCCTGCTGGATAATCCAATCCGGTGGAAACGTCCGTGCCGGTGGGGGTCCAGGAGTTCGCATAGTCGGAACGCCATGCGCGCATGATGTCGGGCCTGATATAGAGGGGTTTCGCATTGTCCGCTGCACCGGTCCAGCTGATTCCCGTGTTCGACGTGGGGTCGGTCAGGGAGACGGAGGTGACGGTGCTGGGAAAACGGAAAACGATATCCGTCAACGGGGCGTCGCCCCAGAAACCGTCGCCGGGGATACCTCCCTCGAACAACAGGCTCTCGGAATTGTTGGCCTCACCACGCCACATGGTGATGAAATCCGCCAACAGTGAGGTGCTGTTGTTCGCTTCTCCCGACCATCTTGTCCAGAACTTGTTGATGGTGACGGGTTTCGGGAACACGAGACCGTCCTTGTTCAACGACAACGGACGATCCCAATATTCCGGTTCATGCCACCACACGTCGGGCATGGCGAACTTCGCGGTGAACGACACCAGATTATTCGGATGGGAACTGTCATCGTCGGCGGTCAACGAGACGAGTTCCACGCGCGTGGACTGCTCCACACCGTCCTTCACCCGAGTGAGAGTGAGATTCGGCATGGAGCATAATCGCATTATCCGGGAGGACTCCTCATACACTTTCGGAGTAAATGCGTCCACCTTCAACGTGATCTCACGCTCCTCGAACACGGGCGGAACACCCAGATTCAGGGTTCCGCTCACGCCGGGCACCGTGGTCACCGTTCTGCGGGTGCTGATGCCCGGCATGAGCGTGGACCCCACAATGACCAGACAGTTCTCCGTATCCAACGCGACCCCGTTGAGCTTGTAGGACATGGTGGAGAGCATCGTTTCCTCCTACTGCAAGAGACCGAGACTCGCGTACTGGTCGAGCTTGTTGTTCTTCTGAACCTCGACCGGTGTGACGCTCGGATAGATGAACGTCTGGTTGTACGTGTCCCCCGAACTGGTTTCGATGGGCATCGACCAGCCGCCGGACTTGGAACCGCCGTTCAACCCACCGGAGGGCATGGTGATCTGGCTGGTGCGCCGCGCGTCCGCGATGTACTTGCTTGGAATGCTGCCGGTCGCGTTGATAGCGGCCATGATTCCCTTGCCGTACAGGTTTTCCATGCTTTGCACGGCGGCCTTACGTATCACGTATTCACCGGTACTCACATCCGTGTAGGCATTCAACGGAACCGAATCGCTCGTGTTGTTGCCCTGACCAACCACACGTCCGGTCTTGGTGACACCCGAACCAGCGACCTCGCCACCAGCAGCATTCCCCTTCTTGGTGAACAGGAATGTGGTGATGGAACGAGGAATACTGGCCAGAGCGTTGACGAATGACCAAATACCGCTAAGAGCGGCCTTGGCGACAATGCTGGTCGAATGGTGCGAAGGGACACCGTTCACCGCACTGGCGGCAGCAGCGGCGACGCCTGATGTATTGCCACTGGCACTCAACCAGGTACGCCATCCAACTGGGATGCTGCTGACAGCGCCAGTCGCATTGTTCGCGAACGGCGTCGTATTGCCCGAAGCGTTCAGTAATGAACCCCACCTGGTTGGCACGGCCATCACGGCACCCTTCGCACTGTTCGCAAACGGCGTCGTATTACCGGAAGAATCCAACATAGTACTCCACCGGGTCGGGATAAGCAGCACCGCAATACGCGCATTGGCAGCCGGAACTGACGTATTGTCCGTCGCATTCATGTCCACGTTTGTGGTCGCGATGGTCTGCCCGTCCTTCGCCGCATAGGAGGACAACTTCACCTGCGCCTGATCGTCGTCGGCGTTGATATCGAAGCTAACCCCTTTAGCAGCGGGAACCTTTTTCCTATCGAGGTCCTCCAGCTTCGGACTCGCGTTGTCAATCGCGTCCAACAGGATGTCGATCTGCTTGTTGGTCAGACCGAAGTCCTTCAGCTTGCCTTTGATTTCATCTAGTTTGTCGCCTGCGTTACCGGACGCGAGAAGCTGAATCTCCTCAGTGGTCAAGCCGAACGATTCTGCCAGCTTCTTCGCGTCCTTGATCTTCTGGGAGGCGTCGTCCTTAGCCTTTAACAGAATCTGAAGGTCGGAAGAACTGTCTTTCAACTTGTTGACTTCGGAATACACCTGATCCATGGTCGTGATGGCGCCACTGTTGATGCCCTTCATCACGGTCGTGAAAATCGCCGTATTGCCTTCTCCTGGAAACAGGGCACGCAAGCTGCTCAGATACTGGGTGAGCGCCGCCTTGGTCTGCTCGGTCTCCGCTTTGAACAGGGTGGTGACCTCCTCGGGGGTCAGACCATAGATCTGCTGCAACCGTTGCGCGGCATCGGCGGGAATACCCATGCTGTCGGCGGTGGCGAGGAACTGCTTCGCCAACTCCGCCTGCTTCGCCTTCACCTCATCCGCGCTGGCACCGGACTCGACCATGCTCTTCAACAGGTCATGACCGGAATTGCCCAGATTCTCCAACGCGGACTGCGCCTCGCGACCGGCCTCGCTCATCGTGTTGAACGAGCCCGTCACGCCCTGGATGCCAGCAGCGTTCGCATCCCAAACCGGGCCGCTCTGCGCGGCCAACTGATTGACGCGGGCTATCGCATCCCCCATATTGGAATACGTTTCACCGTAGTCGGAAGCCGCGTTCAACGCATTCTGCTGAGCTGTGCGTTGACGTTCTGCCCAATCCGCAGCAGTCTGCTGAGCCTTGGCCAGCATCTGAGTACGTTCGGCCTGAGTGGAAATGGCGATGGACACCGAATCGGAATCCTCACCAAGCTTGATGAGCTTCGTGGCATAACCCTCCGCATACCCGTTCGCTTGGGCAATGGCCTCGGAATTGGCTATGTACTCGTTGCGCTGATCCTCAAGCGCGGTTTTCACCTTCTGCGCGGCCCTCGCCAGATCGGCGTTCTTGCCTATGCCATGACCGACGTTGACATTGTATTTCTCAATCGTCGCATCGAGCCGGTCAAGTGTCGCCTGGTATTCGGCCTGCGAACCGGTAACGGACTTGGTGAGATCGCTGACGTTGAGACCGAGCTTCTTGGCCGCGTCGCTCACCGAATCAAAACCCGTGGTCATATCCGACCACCAGTCGAACTTCGTGCCGGAATAATCCGTGTTGTCGAAATTCTCCTTGATGGCCTTGCCAACCTCGGTGATTCCCTCGGCTGCGGACTGAGCGGAATCCGGTAGCTTCTCCAACGCGGTGCGAATGTTCTCGGATGCCTGCTCATTGGCCTGAGCGGTTTTCACATACTCCGAGTAAGCTGCGGTCACCACGGCCACGCCAGCGGTCACGGCGGCTCCGACCGGCCCGCCGAACGCGCCCAGCACGGCGCTGCCGACACCTTTGGCCAAAGCACCGGTCTTTCCTAGCACGCCGTTCGCGTTCCTCACGCTGTCGGCTATGCCATTCAAGGCCGGGTTGGCGGCGATGAAACCGCTGACCGCATCCTTCATGCTCGCGCCGGCGGTCTTGGTGGTCACGCCGAGCCCGTTCAACGCCTTCTGGTATTCGACCATGCGCAGCGTGTTCTCGACCAGACCGGTCTTCACCGTGTTCCAAGCGGTCATGCCCGCCTTGCCGAACGTGGCGTACAGGCCTATCGCGGCCTGAATCGGTTCGGGCAGTCTGCTGAACGCATTGGCGGTGGCCTCGGCGGCTTTGGCGACCGTGGTGATGAGCGGCGCGCTGGCCTTCAACGTGGCGGCAAGGGTACCGCCGAACGTTTTGGACAGCTGGCCCACGGTCTTCAGCAGCTGGTTGAACGCGGGGCTCGCGTCGCCAACCGCTGAGAACACCTTCTGGAAGCCTTCGGACACTCCCGACGAGAATCCGCTGATGCCGTCCTTCGAGTTTTTCAGAAGACGGCTCGCGTTACGGGTGAACGAGCTGATCGTATTGCCCGCATCGGTGAACATTCCGGCGGTGGTGTCGCGCAGCTCGTAGGCTGCGGAACCGATGTCCGAGAAGGCGTTGCGCATCTCGTTCTTCGCGGCTTCCGCGCCCTTGGCCCACGCCTTGAACGTGGTCTGGAATCTGGCGGAGTTCACCGCACGGTCGGCCTTGCCTACAGCCGTGCTGAACCCCTCGAGCCCGTTCTGGCTTTCCGCCAACGCGGAATACAGGCCCGTGGCGATGCCCCACACGCCCTTGAACGAGTCCTTCAGATAACCGGCCTGTTCGACCACCTGCTTCATCGACGCGACGATCTCGCCGGTGGCTCGGGTCTTATCCACCCAGTCGGCGAACTTCGAGGCCATATCACTGAAATAGGAGGCGGCGCGAGGCAGGTACTGGCTGGTGCCGTCGCTCAAGCGGAGGAACGACTCCACCACGCTCCGCAGTCCCGGATTGAGATTGTCCACGGCCTCGGAAGTACGGGAGAATATGGTGGACAGCTCGCCGGCCTTGTCGGACTCGCGGATGATGTCCGCCAACCCCTCGACCACCTTGCCCTCGCTGGACGCGATGCCGGTCATGCCGGGGATAAGCGTGCCGCTCACATCGTCCATCAGGCTTCTGATGGCCGGACGCGCCTTCTCATAGAACGCCTCGTCCATGGCGTCGCCGAAACCGGCGAGCTTCGTCGTGGCGATGTCGATCTGGTCGCTGAACGTGGTGCCTTTTTCGCCCCACGCATGTTTGAGCACGACGAACGCCGCACCCAAGCCGGTGATGGCGGCGGGAGCCGCGAACGCGGCCTTGCTCATGGCTCCGAGACTGGCGGCGACGCCGAGCACGCTGGAGGAGAGGTTCACCGCGCCGGCGGACAATCCGCCGATGACGGCGCCCACCGCACCCAGTATGGGAACCTTCGTGTCCAACGTGTCGAACAGGTTCACCAATCGCTGGAACTGGTTGTTGACGCCGCGAAGGCCGGTGGCCCCGTAGAGCATGCCGTCGATGAGCTTGCCCATGTCCGTGGCATGCAATCTTGCGTAGATCTCCACGCTGCGCGGGCGGGTCAGGTACATGAGGTGGGCGGAAGCCGCAGCGGACTTGAGGTCGAGGTCCATCTCCAGCTTGTCGTGGTCGTTCTGGAAATCACGGGCCTTGCGGCGGGCCTCGCTCACATCGAGATCGAGGTTCGCGACGTATTTGAAGTCCTTGTCACGTCCGGCGAGATGGCCGGCAGTGTTCATGCGGTCGATGGTCTGCCTGTAGGAGTCCTCTATCTCCTTGGGAAGGTTCACGTAACGGCGGCGAAGGTCGTCCAGCTCGCGTTTGAGCTTGTCCGCGCCGTCCGTGTAGAACTTGACGCGGGCTTCCTTGCGGTTCAGCTCGTCGGTCTTGCGGGCCACGTTCTCGAGATCGGAAACGACCTTCGCGTAACGGTCGATGTCGATGCGAATCTTCGCGCCCGGATCGTTTTCAAGCTGTTTGATATCGCGCCTGATGCGGGCAATGGCGAGATTGGCCTCGTTCATCTCCACGACGTTCGAACCCAACGGTTTGAACTTGAGAATCGCGTCCTGCAGGGTGCGGATACGACGCTTCGTCTTATCCAGCACGTTGATTTGCCGGTCGCCGTACTTGCGGGTGAGCGTGGACGTCTTGTCCATCGCGTCGCCGTACTGCTTCACCAGCGTCTTGTTGTGCTTGAACTTGGCGGAACTCGTATCGACCGAACGGTTGAACTTCTGGAAGGAACGGTTGGCGGCTTCGACCCTCTGACGCAGGGAACGCAGGTCGCGCAGCTGCTTGGTCAGATCGACCTTCGGGGAGATGTCACGCTCCTCGATATCCTGCACGGCCTTGCGCAGCGCGCTCGTATCGCCGCGAACCTCGACGGTCTTGGAGAGACGGTCGTTGTTGATGCGCCGTTTCGCCGCCGTCCAGTTCGCGTCGTCCACGTCGATGTTCAGCGGAATGGTGAGACTGTCATCCGCGTACTTGGCGAGCTTGCGGCGCAGTTCGAAACCGAACTCCGTGGTGTCCGGGTAGATGCTGATGCCAACGGCACCGCCCTCGTATACTGCCATCGGCGAACCTCTTTTCGGTTATCAGGAGGAGAACAGGGCCTTCATCGAATCGAGGCTCGCCTCGACCGGCTTTTCCGGCTGCTCCGTGTCCGGGGGAAGAATCGGCGTGAACTCGGGGTGCTTGCCGTTCTTGGTTTCCATGAGCCCGCACGTCAACGCGCCTACATGGTTGAAAATGCCCAACAGGAGGCTCGTGTCCTGCGAATAACGGTGATAGGAGAGCATGCGCCGTGATTCGCCCTCATCGGCGGTCTCGGATTGCATGGGATGGTTCAGCAGCCATTCGCGGTACAGGGACTCGTCATAACCCGACAAACCCTGCAGGAGCCTTACGAGAAACCCGCCGTCATACTCGTGGATGGCGGCGGGCATATCAAGGTTGTAGAAGCGTCTGAAGTCGCAGGTCAGTTCGACCGGGCAGTTTCGGTAGGCGTCCTCGACGCTTCGGATTTTCCCAGTTCGACCCTGTAGAACATGCTCAGGGCAAGGAACGCTGAGAACAGGACGTTGCCGTCACGGCCCGTGGCCCACTGTTCGTAAGCCTTCTCGTCCTTGGCAAGACCCTTGTAGAAATCATTGGAGATGGATACGACGCGGGCGACGAGCAGGGCTGCGTCCATCGGATCATCCTTGGCGTCGAGCCCCGGCATCTGAGTGTCGAGAAGCGTGAGAAGCACCGTGAAATCAGCGGACTGCTCCGCGTTGAAGTCGCGTGCGGGAACCAGCTCTGGAAGACCCTTCAACTCCGGGTATTCCTCGACAAGCTGGCCGAAAGTTTCGGGAAACTCCTTCTTCGGAGTCTCGGTGTCGTTTTTCTTGGCGGTCATTGCCGTCCTCCTATCCGTGAAACCCTATCCGTGAATGAAGAATCCCCATACGGCCCGGATAGGAGAACCGTATGGGGATGAATCAATGTCAGGCGGTGGGAGCCGGCAGCTTCACCCCGCCGAGAGTGGAAGGCTGGCCCGCGAGCCGGATATCCTTGCCAGCCTCGACTGTGGCTGGCGGGTCTCCGCCATCCGCAGCGCGGATGGCTGCGGACCCTACTTGAAATCCTCCGGACTGTACAGCGCGTAGCCGCCGATCTCGCCGTTCGGGCCCTTCTTCAGAGCGTCGGTGGACTTGACCACCGCGTTGAAGCTGAACTCGGCGAACTCGTCGCCGGTCAGGTCGATGGTGTCGAACGTGAAATCGGTCTCCGGCAGATACAGGCCGAAGGACAGTTTGTCGCCGTCATCGTAGGCGAGGACGAACAGGGCGAGCTTCTGCACGATAGGCTTGATAGGCACGATCACGCCGCCGTTATCGCCCGTCCAACCGCCGGTGACCTTCTGCAGGGTCGCCTTGTCGCCCTGCACGCTGGCGCCACTGACCGTGATGGTCGGAGCCTCGGTGGAAGTGCGGGCAGCTGCCATCAGCCACGTGTCGATGGTGTTGGTGTCGCCGCCGTCCTTGCTGAAGCTGATCTTGTTGGAATTGGACGTGTGGCCGAGATTATCCCAAACGGGAGTGTCCGCGGTGCCGACCTTCACGCTGCCGGAGTTCAACAGAAACTGTTTGACGCCGGCGGTCGGGATGGCGGTCTTGGCGGGGGCCGTGAACACGGTTCCTCGCGCGGCCTGAAGCAGCGCATCGCCGTTAATAGCCATGATGATTCCTTTCGGATATTGGATTTGGGTAAAAGAAAAGGGCCGGCCATGTGGCCGACCCCTGTAGGTCAGATAAGGTCCCGCGCGTCCATTGATGCGTCGAAACCGTATTCCTTGATGTTCTTGCCTTGGTTCTCCTTGGCGTCGCTGCGACGCTGGGGAAGGTCGATGCTGTTGATTCGGCTGATCTTGCCCGCCGAGGTTTTCTCCTCGAACGGCCACCCCATGACGGTGCGGTACAGGTTGCGGGCGAGGCCGCTCGGATTGTTCGTGTCGGCGGCGAGAACGGTGAACGACACGGTGAACCGCCACAAACCCCTATCGACCTGTTGGCCGGGGGACACCTCGTAGAGGATCACTCGACCGTTTTCCGCCACGGCGTTCAGATCGAGGTCGATTTCGCTGTATATGGCGACCGACGTCCAATCCTCGTTCGGATACTCCCTTTGCAACAGCTCGTAGACGATCTGTTCGGCGTCGATGCTTTCGCGCACGTCGATGGCGAGATGTTTGAAGATGTTGTCCATGACGGCCTACACCTTCAGTCTTGCGGCCACGTTGCGCATGGAATGCATGCCCGCCAAACGGCGTCCGGCCCGATTGTTGACATAACCGAACTCCAATGCGGAGGCGATCTCCGTTCCCTCGCGCCCCTTGACGCTCAGCACGACCTGATGGTCCTGAGCGTGGCCGGGACGTATGGAGACATCGATACGATCCGACAAGTCCGCTCGGGCGACGGCATGGTTACGGTCGTTGACCGTTCCGGCCCCCATCTGCGCCTTGACCATGACGGCCGCTTTCTCGGCTGCTTCGAGGGTGATTCCGGGGCCGAACATGAGCGCTATGTCACGGCCTATCCTCGGTTTGATGGTCACGCGGCCCATTGGCGCCCACCTCCTTCGACCATTCGGGTTCGGGAATTCCGCCGGGCACGTAGCCGCCGATGACCACGCGGCGGCAACGAACCTCCCAATGCTGGGAAAGCACGCTGCCGCTGCCACGCCATGTCGGATAACCGTCGGCGTCATACCAGTCGCCCTTGTACCAGATACGCGAATGAATATCACCGGGCCATTCGCGTGCGAGAATCTGCAAGGGCGTGACCTCCTGCAGACCGCCGCCGTTCTGGCCGGAAGGGCTTTTATCCTCGGCACCACTGATGGAGAACATGCCGGCCTGCTGCGCCCGGCCTTCGACCGAACACACGACCTTCACCGGGTCGCCCACCTGCTCGTGGTAGCCGCCATGCGCGTCCTGCACATGACGACGGTTGACCACGATCACGTAATCCGTATCGAACAACTGTTGGACGCCATGGCCGGTCAGCTCCGTACGGTCATACAGGTGGCCTCCGCCAAGCTCGTCGATATCCACCCCGTCGTAGAGGTGGCCCATGTCATACGTCTCCATAAGCGCCTCACATGCCGTAGGCGCGGTCGAGACCCGGATGCACGGTGCCAATCGGGCCCATCGAGTCGGAATGGCCTTCCAGCAGCGCCTTCTCGCGTTTCGACACGTACAGGTTCATGGAACCGTCCTTGCCTGGCGGATTGTCCTGAGCGTCGAAATTCGTGTACCCATAGGAGCCGTTCGATTCGGTCTTGAACTGCCGGTAGCGGACGATACGCAGCACCATCTGGCTCACCACGTAGCCGAGCGTGCGCTCCTTCAGCAGGCCGTTCTGGTAGCGCGGGGCGGCGTTCTGGCATTCGGCCTGAACCATGTCGGCGGCGATATTGCACTCGTTGAGCAGCCAGGCGTTGGGAAACCGGTCAAGGAGAAGGTCGGGCTGGTCAAGCGCGTTGACGCGCAGCCATTTCAGCCAGTCGATGGAATCGATGGAGGCCACGGCCCCTCCTTACTGTCAGAGCACGGAAGCCTTCGCGGTGCTGACGGCCTCCTGCAGGATCGGCATCATCGTGCCGTTGGCCCACAGGTCGTACTTGACCGGGGCGCCACCGGAGAACATGGCTCCGATGAAACCGTCGTTCACGCTCTTGTTGATGCCGTATTCGGCGTCCTGACCTTCGGCGGTCGGGCCGGAGGCGGTGAAACCAAGACCCGTATCGTTGAACGACGGGAACATGATGAACGTGCCGTTGGGAATCAGCGTGTTCGTGTCCACCGGCATCTTGAAGCCGTTGCTGACCTCGAGGTCGGTGTACAGCACGTCGATCATGCGAACGTCGGCAAGGCCGCAGGCGGTACGCAGCACGTCCAGCACCTCGGCGCGGGTCAGGCGCGGCTTCGAGTTGGCGAGGGAGACGCCCGTGTATTCGGTGATGAACGACTCGTTGGTGCGCAGCGCGTCGATGACCTTGCTGGTGGTCAGCGCGGCACCCGGAGTACGGCCACGCTCCTTCTTGATGGCGTCCACCCACTTCTGCACGTCCGTGACCGGATCGGACTTCACGTCCGACCAGACGGTGGCGGGAGTGAGCTTGGAGATGCTGCTCGGACGGTCGAACGTCCACGTGTTGGCCTTCAGGCCGTTCTCCTCGACGGTGATCTTCGCGTCAACCATGGCGGCGATACGGGCCAGTTCGATGCGCACGGCGGCTTCCTGACCCAATTGGGTGAAGATTTCCACGGCCTTGTCGTGCAGCCACGCGGAATCGCCCGTGTGGTTGATGACATCGCGTTCGGAGATGTGGCCCATCTTCGACAGCGGGATGAGACCCGTGTAGTTTTCGCCGGACTGGGCGACGGTCTTGCCGTGAGCGGCCTCCGCGTCCCAGGCGCGGAACTTCATGGCATCGGTCTCCTTCGGCGGGATGATCTTCTGCCATGTCACCGTGTCCTTGCCGTCGTTCGACTTGACGGGGAACACGGAGCCGAACGGCAGCAGGCCGTCGATGAAATCGAAGCCGGACTGCACGACGCCCGACGCCTCGGACGGGCTGATGATGTTCTTCTCAAGGGTTCCACTCATTGAGGGTTCCTTTCAGGTATACGAAAGCCCGCCACAATGGGCGGGCTTATAAGGGTTGTTGGATTGGTTACTTGGCGACGCCGGCGGTCTTGAGCGCGGTCACGATGTCCGCCGCGGTGGCGCTCGGCGCGAGAGTCACCTGCTTGACACCGCCGAGCGCGTTCGCCGTGGCGGCTGGCAGCGTATAGGCGGGGGGAATCGTCGGCTTGTCCTTCAGGCTGTTGTAGGAGCCGTCGAAGGAGCTGATGCCCGCGCCGATGGCGGTGCGAGCTGCGGCGGCATCGCTGGCGGTCAGGATGCTGCGGCCGACAGCGGAAGCGTCGGTGATGTTCGCTGCGGTGATCGTGGTCAGGGTTGACGGGCCGGAGGTGGCCGAAGCATTGGACAGCGGGGTGACGGTATCGTCCTCGATGTCGAAGAAACTGCCGCCCCACACCGCGCCGTCGGCGGGAACGACCGGCAGCTTGCTCTTGATGATGTCGCCACGGTAGCGCATGCCGACGTTCGCGCCGTTGACCACATCCCAGCCGCCGAACGTGACGCTGATCTCCACCATGCTTTCCAGCAGGCCGGCGATCTTGTTCTGACGGCCATCGGTAGCATTCGGGTCATACGGGCCGTATGCTCCGGAGGCGGTGATCTTGGCCAGCGGGATGCCGCTCTTGATCCAGATGGTCGTGGCCTTGTCGCCGAGACCGGTCAGGTACTTGTCGCGCTTCGTCTCATCTTTCACGTTGAACGTGGACAGGTCGAGGGTGACGCTCACGGTGCCGTCGTCGGTGTGGTTGCCGAAACGCCACTCGTTGTTCTCCTCCACGGTCACGATGCCGGTGGAGCGCACATTCTCGTATGCCATGTGCTTTTCCTTTCGATTAAATGTTTGTGGTTACTTTGCGGAGCGGGCTTGGCGCCTCTGCTCCTGACGTGCCTTGGCGGCGGCGTATCCGTCTGCGTATGTGCCGGAACGAATCTTCGGGGCTCCCTCGCCACGGGTGCGCGCCCCCTGCTCGGCCTTCTCACGGACGGGTTCGGATTCCGTCGGAGCCGCGACCGGGTTGAGCGCCGCGTACTTCTCGGCCCATTCGGAAATCTTCTCCGGTTCGGTCTCACCGCACAGGGCGAACACATCATCGCTGATCTGAGGGTGGGCCTTCTGTGCCTTCATGCGCGCGTTCTCCACCTGCAAGTCGTGCAGCTGGCTTTGGGATTCCTCGTAGGCGGCTTCGGTCTTGCGAAGCTGCTCGTAGTTGTCCTTGGCCTGCTTCTCGTGCTTGCGGGACAATGCCTTCCAGTCGGGGCCGTTTTCCATCTCATCGACACTGTTCGCGGCGAGCTTGTCGGCGGTCGCTGCGTTGGCGATGATGCTCTGGGGAGTCACGCTGTTCGCGGCGAGGGGGGCCGCGATGACGGGACCAGTGATCGGGCTGTTTGCGGTGGAAACCGTGCCGGTATTGGCCGTGACGGTCTGGCCGGCGTTCTGAGAACCGTCCGTGACGGTCTGATTCTCCTGATTGTTAGCCATGATGGCCTTTCTGTGTCAGGCAGCGGTGCCGAGCATCGACTGCACTTGGTTGAGCAGGGCACGTTGGTATGCCCATGATTGCCTCAGATGAATCGACGGCTTGAACCTGTAGGTTCGGCCCTCGTATCTGAAGGAGACTTCCTTGCCGGTGTCGGACACCTGCTTGTAGCGTTTGGAGAACTCGATCGCACGGTCCTTCATCCGCTGGAACTGCTGGAGCGTGGTTTTCCGGTCCGGCGTGGTCCACTTGTCGGAATCCTTGCCGGGAACCGAATTGGGTGTATCCCTCGCGTCCTGCGCCATGAGAATCGGGCCGAGCTCGCCGTGCGTGATGGTCTTGACCCGCACGTTCTTCAACGCCGCCGCCGTGGTGCCTCCGGCCTGCGCGTAAAGCTTCTTGAGATCGTCGGAGTTCAACTGGAATCCGGGATCATAATCGGAGCCTGCCGGGGCGACGCCGCACTTGCAGTTCGCGTGCAGGGGGAGCAGGGCACCGGTCGAATACCATCGGTCGGAGGCCGCTATGCACAGGCCGCACGAGCCGGAACGGGAAAGTTCCGGGTGAAGCACCCTGCGATATTCGAGAACCTTGCTGCCCCGATACCGGCCCAATGTGGCGTCTGTGGAGGCGCGCTCCACGTCATCCCAGACGTTGGTCTGCAATCGTTGCAACGCGGATTGCAGCCACTTGTTGACCTCATCGAACAGCTCATCGCCCTTCTTGGGCCATGTCTCCGGCCTTATATCGGGGTTCTTGACGGCTTCGCCGCGATACGATTCAGCAGGGCGCGCGGCCACAAGCCACGGGTCGGTGTTGACCCTCGGATAGACGAGCTGCTGCACATTACCGGCAGGAGTGACGCCCACCATGCGCAGCGTCTGGTCGGCGTAGCTGACGCCCAGCCTGCGCACCTGGCCTATCAGGGCCAGCTCCAGCAAAGCGAGCCTCGCAGCGGCGCCATAGGTCACGGCGTCGTTCCACCAGTCGGCTGGCGTGAGGCTGAGCCACATGGTGCGGGCCAGCCTCACGTACTCGTTGACGAGTCTCTGACGCGAGGATTGGAGCGCGTTGGACGCGACCTCCAAGGTCATGACGGCCATCATTCACCGTCCACGGTCGGAGGTTCATCCGCCTGCACCACGTCGTTTTCACTCGTGGTATCGGGGAACGCGAGAGAATCCGTCTCGTCGGGCAGAACACCCGCCGACTGCTGCGCGGTCTTGCCTTCGATCATTGCGTTCTCGGAGGCCATGGCCTGCGCGAACTGCGTGTCCATGAGGTCCTGCATCGCCTCGGCTATCTCGATCTCGGTCATGCCGTAGCTACGGCGCATGTTCGTCTTGACGGGCAGAATGCCCTTCGAATAGTTCGCCGCCTGAGCCTGCTCCAACTGGGATGGCGGGTTGATGGGCTTCCACACGGTCTCGAACCGTTCGCCTGCGGCACTGTTGCCATCGGCCTCCAACGCCATGCGCATGAGACGGGTGAACCCGTCATTGGCACGCGCGTTCATGTCCTCGACCTTGAACACCAGACCCTCGCGCTTCAGCTGTGCGCCTTCCGCGCTGCCGGAGACATCGGGGCTGAGAATATCCAACGGCGTTCCCGAGGAAGCGGCGAGATGCTTGATGTCGGAAGCCACGGCGGTGATGAGCGGATTGATGTCCGTGACACCGGACTCCCAGAACTTAGCGTCACCGGGAACCAGCCACAATGCGTCGGGCCCCTGCTGGAACAGATCCTTGTAGTCGATCCGGTCCCCGGCCTGAGCCAATCCGTCACGCACCTGCGGGTCGGATTCCTTGTAGAACTGGGGCATGTTGCTCATCGACACCGCACGCTGTTTGAACGCCTGCAATTCCTGAATGCAGAAACGCTGGAACCGCTGCTGGTCGATGCTGCCCAACGTGGGGATATGCGGCTCGAACTGGCCCTTGCCGCCCGGCGCGTGCATGCGCACGACGGGAAGGCATTCGCATTTCTCCGCGAAATCGTAGGTGCTTTCCGCACCGCCATCCCACTGGAACGTGGGTGACAGGGTTGGGCGAAGCTTGGAATCGTCGTTGGCGATGCCGTAGATCTCCTCCTCGTCGCCCTCGTCCAGAAGACTGCGACTATCGGTCTCGTTGTAGGCGATATGACAGTAGACGTCCTTTACACTGCCGTCATCATTGCGTATCAGACGGTAGAGGGCGAGATATTCGCGGCCCTCACTGGCCTTGTACCAGTAGTTGACCGCCGAATCCTCGTCCGAGGAGACGTACGTGTTCCACGGGCTGAGCACCGTGATATGCGATGGCAGCTTGTTCTTGTTGACCAATGCGTAGGCGTTGCCGTACACGGCGAGATCATGGAACATCTGACGGCTCTTCAATTCCATGCGGCACTGAGCCCACATGTCGTCCGCCTTCGTGGAACGCATCGTCTTGTCCGCGATAAGCCTGAAACCGGTGGGCCTCTGACGGTGTATCACCGCGTCGGCGATGGCCTTCGCCAAATCCAGCTGGCAGATGGAGATGAACCTCTGATACACCGCGTAGCCGGACTGGTTCGTGCTTTTCGGAATCGACTTGACCGGCACCTGCTCCTTGCCGTCGTAGAACGTCTTCAACGTGCACAGGGTCGGGATGCGGGATACGAGGCCGTTCGCCAGCTGAGTCAGCAGCATGGCATCGCCGTCAGGCTCCTCATCGCCGGGGATAAGGCTCTGCAATTCGGCCAATGCGGCCTCCTTTCATCAGGTTCACCAGACGCGCATGGGGACGAACGACTCCTCTTCGTTGGAAACCGTGGCGCCCAGGTAGATGTCGCGGGCACGGTAGGCGAGAAGCCCGGCCATGGCCGCGTCGATCTTATGTGGGCTGTTCTGGGTCTCCTTGAACACGAGGTATCCTTCGGGCCTGTCCTTGCGGCGTCCGTTACGGAAATGGTCGATGAGCCGAGGGTCGGCGAACAGTTGGATGTTCGTCACATCGGGCTCGTCGTATTTGGATACGGTTCTCATGGGCTCGTTGAACGCGGCACGCATGGTCTTCAATTCGCTCATCACGTCACGCTTGTAGCCGTTCATCGGGAAGCGGATATGCGAGCCGTTCGACCTCGGATACACCTGAAGCCTGTCGCCGTAATCCAATTCCCATTGCGCGATGTACGGCTCCCATTCGTCCGTGTCCGCGAACATGCCGACCACGTTGTAATGGTTGAACACCCAACGCACCCTGCCGTCGAACGAATCACGGTCAACGCGCCATTTCGCGCCCTGCGGGCCGTCCGGCTTCTGCTCCAATTTGATGAGGAACAGCATGCCGTCGCGTATCCTGCAGCCCACCAGCGCGGTGGAATCGTCGGACACGGAACCATCGAAGCCCAATGTGATCTCGTCAGTGTCGGAGACCACCTGCTGCCAAGCGTTGTTCAACTGGTTCAGGTCACGAGAGGCGATGGCCTTGTCCACGATGTCGCGGTGAACCGCATGCGATTTGATCATGTCCTCGGTCAGCCACGCATCCACGGCGGAGGCCAGCGAGTTCAAGTAGAACCTGATGGCGTTGTTCGGGTCGTATGCGGGGTCGAGAATCTTCTTCACGGTTCGCCGCAGATCGCACCAACCGTACTTCGAGGGGCCGGGCTCGACGCCTTCGTCCCTCAACGACCAGCCTTCGGCGGAACGCCCGTCAGGGCCGACCGGAACCATTCGCCCATCGGGAAGGAAGATGTAATCCTTGCCGTCGGGCGATTTCATCGCGGAACCGTACGCCTCGTAGATCGCATGCTCAAGCTTCCCGTCGTCGGCGAAATCATCCAACGCCAAGTCGGCGTAACGATGGTCGAACAACAGGTCCTCCCATCCGCGCAGACGGCCCTCCATGAGATCATGCGCCGTCTTGAACGCGCGTTCGGCCACGCTGTCCTCGCCCGGCTGATACATGGTCGTGGTCATCAGATACCACGGGTCGGCGGCGACGCCACGCTTCGTAAGATTCTGCGTCATGATGTCGAACAGGTCACGCAGACGCTTGTTGCTGTACTGGTGAACCTCGTCGAAGCACACGAACGTCTGAAGGCCACCGTCCTTGCTTCGTGCGGCGGCGGTCGAATAGCGTATCTCCATGCCGGTCTTCGGCCACAGGATACGGGTCTTGCCCGCATCCATGCCATCGCCGGCAAGGAACCTCAGATATCCTTCGGTGCAGTTGTAGTAGATGGTGTCGTAGACCTCGCCGGTCTGCTCTTCGGCGGTGGCCAGACACACCACGAGAGGCGATTTCACGGGACGGCCCATCGGCTCGCCCTTGTGATACCGGTAGGTCTTTCCGAGAAACGTGTAGGTTTCCCCGCCTTTCGCCCAACCAGCGAACCGGCACGGGCCGAAAGCCTCGAACATCGCTATCTCGGCGGCGAAACCGCTCTTGTTGCAGCCCTTCGGACGGGCGAGGAACACCTGGCCGAACCTGCGCCGCCCATTACGGTCAAGCGCATAGCAGTCGATGATGAACTGGAAGTATTCGGGGGAGTGGCGGATACGCATTCCCTTCGCGTCTCCGCGCCCGATGAGCGTGAACGTCTCAATCCACCACACCGCCAGACGGCCCAGCGAACGCTGCCTGTCCTTCGCTGTCAGCTTGGGAATGACGTCATGCATCAGAGCACCGCCCGCGCACGATCATCGAAATCATTGTTCGGGTCATCGGGAATCTGGAAGCCCACGATCCCAGCGGCCATATCATTGGCCTGCGGCTCCTCCATCTTCAGCTTACGTTTAGCGTCGGGGGTATCACCGTACTGGTTCATGGACTGGCGCATCTCCGGGGCCAGACCGTCATAGGAGCGTTTCTTGATGCTCTTGTCCATGACGGCCAGCTTGTAGAAGAAATTCCACCACTCCCACTTCGTGCGCAACTGGCGCGCCTGAGGGGTGCGGCGGAAAGCGTCATAGTATTTACGGACAAACGGGCTCCACACCCCATCAAGAAGATTCAGTTCGGAAGCGTCCGGCAGCTCGGGACCAATGGGCTCCAATTCCTCGAACGTCCAATCCTCCGGCACCTTATCCAACGGGGCTTCGGAAGCATAGCCTCCACCAGTCTTAGGCTTCGCCGCCTTCCTGCCATTCCCAGCCATGATTCACCAGCCTTCGGCCCATGACGGGCTTCGTTCTGCAGAAGATGCGTCAGACGTGGCGTCGCACGCACCTGTAATGGAAAATCGCCCGATTCTCGAACGACGGCTCACCACCGTCCTCGGGCGGGACAATCCACGCGGGAGTACCGGCGTCCGGACTGTCAATGTCTTTTGAAACAGGCTTGCCGCACCCCTTGCAAGTGCCATCACACTTGGCCCAGATATCAGCCTCCGTGAAAGCCCCATACGTCATGCTCCGCACAGGCTCGGGAGTCAAAGGCTCCGATTCGATAATCGGATTGGGGTCACTGGCCAACGTCGTATACGGGTGCTTCGCCCGAAACCGTTGAAACCGCTTGCGACAAGTAGGGGAACAGAAAATCTTCGAGCATCGGGTCAACTGGAACGCCATACCGCACATCGGACACACACGGGCACGGATAGGCGTCACCGGCCTACCGGAATAAGCCTTACGATTGTAATGGCTACGGCACAATCCATCGGCCACGGCAAGCTCGCCGCAACCCGTTACGAGACAGTCCGTCGATACGCCGGACGCGAATACCATTCCCGCTCCTTCCGGCGTTCCCGGTTCACCTGACGCTGCTGCGCCGACTCCATGCATGTTTTCTGCTCGTGATGGTATTGGCACAGGGATTGCAGGTTCTCGGGGGAGTCATCGTCATGCAACGGGTTGCGAACCTTGTGATCCACCTGATTGGCCGGACGGCCACAGATATGAGTGAAGCCGAACTCGTCGGTCACCGGCCACTGGCAGCGATGATGATCACGCTCCAATATCAGCTTGCGAGTCCGCTCCCAACCCGGATTGAACCGTTCCCTACGATTCGAACTCGACCAAGCCACGATGACTCCTTATGTATAAGGGGGCGGAGCCGGTGGAAGCGTGGCGAGCGAGCATTCCAACGGGGTTAATCCAAATACAGGGGAGTTGGTCCACGAGCCACCGGTTCCTAGAGGCAATCCCGAGAATCGAACTCGAACCTGCGCTTTACGAGAGCGCCGCTCTTCCAATGAGCTAGAATGCCACGCCTCCCACTAGAGGGAGCGCTATTCAGTTATTGCCGTACGGCATGGCGTGAAGCCGCCGCCGGCGACTGGCGATGACTGAGAAGCTGTCACCGCCAAGAGCTGCCCCTTCTCAAGGCATCGCATACCCGGGAAGAATCGAACTTCCGTAACCGGTTTTGGAGACCGGTGCCTGAACCACTCGGCCACGGGCATATAGGTCGTAATCCTTTATCCGTGGACGTGCGACCAGCCGTCCCAGTGGAGAGAGTGGGAGTCGAACCCACACGCCCGTCAAGGCAGACTGTTTTCGGAACAGTTGTCGCCGCCAATCGACTGGCCTCTCCAAATCTCGCAACGCGCCGCACGAATATAATGCGACGATCTCCGGGCGCTACCCGACGTTCTCTGCGACCGGGACACCCTAGGTATTCAGCCCCAGTCCTAACAACCAGATATTTGGCACTACATTGCGATTGTGGCGGCAGAGAGAATCGAACTCCCATTGCCAAAGGCAGTCGGGTTACAGCCGACGCGCACTCCACGTGCCTACCGCCAGACCCCGATTGTGGCGCGACCCGTAGGTCATCCACCCCCAGCCCCTACGTAGCAGACCAGATCGGGAAAACAAAGGCCGCTTCATAGAAACGACCTAGGAAACTCCTTCTACGATATGTAGATGAGCTAAGAATTGCGAGGTGGTGGATTGCGTTTTACCACCAACGCCGAGCATGTGATGCACTTACCGTGTACCGCTGTAGCGTTCCTCGTCACACTTCCCCCGCTAAAGGGTGCCGCTAAGCCGTGACGCAGCCTTAACCCGGCATACATGCAATCCGGGTTTATTCAGCCAACCTCATAAAGCACCAAGGGAGCGACCCTCGATACTTCGCGGACGGTGCGAGATTCGAACTCGCGGAACGCCAAAACGACGTTCGGCGGCTTAGCAAGCCACTGCAATCAACCGGACTCTGCCAACCGTCCACACCGCGCCCCGGTTCAAGAAACGACACCAACACTGTCTGTTGATGTGATCTAAAGGCGCGGCAAAAAACAAAACCCCGACGCCAATGGCATACGGGGTGAATAACAATATGTCAGGAATCTGAGCCTTGCTCCAATCCCCGACAATCCATCTAAACGACAGTTTACTCATAACAAGCGTTGCAACAAGCGTTGCATAGAAACCGGAAAAGACCACAGCCCGAAAACCGTTGCAATCATTGGTGCGACACACCATGTCACGCTAATTCAAAAAAGTCTGGGAGCGGCATTCACGGGCGAAACCAGACACCTAGCGGCCAAATGTATAACGGGTGCCGGTACCCCTCTCCGCCCCTATGTTGGTGGTCGTGGTACCCGTGTGTGCATGTACCTATGCGTTGTTGCCTGAGTGTGAGCGTGACGTGAGTGTGTCGTGGGCGTGGTTGCGTCACCTGAGTGTGAGGGTGACGTGGTGGTCGTGTTGTACGGCTGTCCTGACTGTCTCGTGTCCCTCTCCGTCTATCCGTCCGTGTGAGTCCGTCACGTGGTGGTGACGTGGCCTATCCGTCTGTGAGTTGTGACGTGGTGGTGTGCCTCTATGTCATGGCTGTGTCTGTGTCTGCGGGTCTGTGACCTGGTGGTGTGTTGCGTGGTGTCGTGCCGCGCGGTTTTTGTGTCGTGTTTTGTGGGTTTCGACACGCCGAGAGATGCGAGTGTTTGCAACGGGTTGCGTGGTGTCGTGCCGTACCTGATTTGCACTCCCAGTTGGGAGTGTGTATAGTGGGAACCACGCAAGGCGGAAAGCCAAGCAGAGACCACAGACCTCAGGGCGCTAGACAGGCTCCAGTCTGTGAGTCCAGAAGTTTGATAACTGAACAGTGATACCGACATCCCGGCTACAGGCCGGTGAGGGATAGCGAAGCAAGGCAGAGGCCTTGCGAGTAGTGCGGGGGCCGCTGAAAGAACGCGGTGCGATGGCATCAGAAACCCCGTCTGCGATTAAGCCAAAGGTATAATTGGGCTCACTGTAGCGAAGAGCGAGGTGAGCCATGAGTCTTAGGGAGTTAAGGCAGAAGCGAGGGCTGACGCAGAAGCAGTTGGCCGATAGGGTAGACGGTGTGAACCAGCAGCGCATAGCTGCTTGGGAGACCGGCGCTCGGAACCTAGGTGACGCCTCGTTTAACGTCGTCATCAAGGTGGCTGACGCGCTCAAGGTCAGTAATCCGCGCAAGCTGTTAGAGGCTGATAAGCCAAAAGAAAACACTAGCGAAAGCTAGGTGTGCGCCCTAATCAATTCTTTGCCTGACTGTGGGCATTGTACACAGTTGGCCTAGCTCACTGGGTTTATCCCATAGTCTAGGCACTGGGCCTATTGGCCTAACATAAATGCCCCGTAAGTGCGCCAACACTTGCGGGGCTGACCTTTATCAATTGAGAGATTAAAAAGGCGGTACTCATTGTACCGCCTCACATGGAAGTGAGGACTATCATGCGTAAGAAGTTTGTTGCGGCTGTTGCCGCGTTCGCCGCCCTGTGCGGCATGGTGTCGGTTCCGGCCAATGCCGCCGAGACTACTCAGCCTATCCGTGAGGACGTTACCCCTCACGTGCTGGTTCCGATACCAGTGCCGGAATCCAAGCTTGTCAGTGAGCCGGAACCGGTGGATATTGACGCTCTCGCCGCCGCTGTTATCCGTGGTGAGTACGGTGACGGTGAGGCGAGGCGTGCCGCTCTCGGTGATAATTATGACGCTGTACAAGCGCGGGTTAACGAGTTGGTGCCGGTTGCCGCGCCGGTTGTCAGCCAGCCGGTTCAGGCCGCGCCGGTTGTCAGCCAGTCGGTACAGTCCGCGCCGGCGCAGTCGGTGTCCCAGGCCGCGCCGCGATCCTACACATTTGAGGACGTCTACAATCTTGCCGTCAACTCGCCCTACTGTGAGCTCGAAGACGGTTCCGACCTGCCGCAGTGCTATTGGCATGACGGTGCGGGCGACGGTAGCGAACCGCCTTACACGGATATCGTCTATATGCCTGACGGTTACGGGTACCAAGCTCATGAGGACACCATGACGGTGAGCGTGTTCGTGCGTAATCCGTGGATGTGACCTTTTACATGTCGGGCGGCATTCTCCGCCCAAGTTCATTCAGTCGCGCGGCTGTCTCCGCGCTTCATCAATTCAAGGGAGATTCAACAATGTCTATCGAGGAAATGTGGGACGCGCTGAAAGATGATTACGGTGTGTCCGAGCAGACTTTGCAAGTTGTCACCGATATCAACGGCTACAGTACCGACACCATGCATGACGTGCTGTACGCGGTAGCCGCCGAATGTCACTTCGATGGCGAGGTGGCATGATGGCACGCTATCATTACGCTTTCTACTGGACTTACGGTGTCGGCAAAAAATGGGATGACGGGTCATGGCCGGGGTATCTCATGGTGTTTGATTCGAGGGCTGAGCGTGACGCTTGGGTTGCCGACGACGTTTTTGATGGCAACTGGCATCGTGAGGCCATCACGGCAAAAGAGGCGCGTCATATCATGGCGGACACGGTTATCGGTTTCGACAATGATATGGCCGTCCGGTACGACCGTAGTCGGTCGGCTGTTGAACGGTATGCTTCGACTGTCGAACTGGTCAGGGCATGGCGGCGTGTTGACATGCAGAATAACCCGGCTAGGTATTACGCAGAGTGATTGCCGTGATCGACCACTGGGGACGCGGCTACATGGTGCGAGTCCATCGTTAAATCAATCGTTTCGGGGCATGGCATGGGAGCCGTGCCCCCACTGTTTTAAGGGAGCTAACAATGATTACCGCTAAGGATATTACGGATATGGTGGAGCGTGTTGACGCGAAACTTACGCCTAAATGCCGGTATGACGGGTTTCAGCCTTGTGAGGGCATCTACCGTCTGGGCGATTACGGGTATGTCTCTGAAACCGAGTATGACGCGGCTTTCGAGGGTGAACCCTACTGGGCCCAGGACGCTTACATGTTGGAGGGCAATGGCGTAGGGCATGGCAGAATCGCCCGACTCTACAATGACGGTGACGTTGAAGCGTTGTCCGATTACGTCAATGAGCGTTTTGATAACGACCAGATGGACGACGTTTTCTACACAGAAGCCACCGAAGAGGGTGAGTGTTGAAAGTCCGTCATGTTCTGCTTGTGGCCGCGCTAGTCGCGGCCATTCTCTTTCTCAGGTGGGTTGGTTTTATCCAGCCGACTCCCCAATGTTCCACGCCTTACGGCGTTGATGATACCGCCACTTGCGTGTATGGCGATTACGCCTATCACCGTGGCGTGCAGATCTGACAATCAATCTTTGAAATGAGGAAAAACAAAATGAAGAAGCTCAATAATGACCCGTCCCGTAACGTTAACGCCGTGAGCGGCATGTGGGTTCGGTTGCGCAAGGATGACTCGAAATACGATGTGAGGTATGTGAACGCGAAAGTGAAGCGTATCTGGCGGCTGTCGGAGACTTCCGCTGGCACGTCTTGGAACGTTCAGGCCAAGGGCGAGAAGAAATATGCCGAACTGTTGGGCGGTATGAAAGCGAGTCAGACTGACCTTGAGCATGGCTGGTTTCTGATACCTGACGGTGAGCGCAAGGCTTACGGGTTCACGGTTCCCGTGCTGACGGGTATGGACGCTAAGAGTGTTTCCGGTATCACGGTGGCTGATTTTGAATCCCGTTGGACTTGTGAGGGTGAGCGGTTCGCGACTGTTGACCATTGGCCTGAGCAGGGCATGGTGCGTTATCTGCCGTCTGTTGAGGAAGCGGCTGAAGACGATGAGCCGGTTCCCGAGTTTTCCGATGATGAACCGTCTGCCGATGATTGGGCTGAATACTACGAGTCGTTGGCGGATGTCTACACGGCTGATATGGAAGAACCGGCGCCGATCACTCAGGAGATTGCCGAGGTTCCGCCCAAGACTAATGAGCTGGCCGTGTCGTATGCCACGTTGCCTGACCTGATGATGGCTAAGGAATGCCCCGAACTGCAAGGTTTGGGCCATATCCGTCACTTCCGTACCAGCAAAGGCCGCAAGGTGGCCTACATTGCTTCGGCCAACGGCAGGTGCGTTGTCGCCTACCGTGCCCGTTATGAGCGTGGCAGTGACAAGCAATTGGAAAAGGCGGTGGCCGATTACGTGGCCGTCGCCCGTGACCTGTGGGCTAAGGCGGCGTGACCATGAGTGAGCTTCGTGACAAGGCCACGCGACTGCTGTTGAAGTCTGCGTGGGAGATGGCTGATGATAATGAGTATGACTTGTCGGCTGTGTTCGATGGTCAGCATGGTTTCATCGATGATTTACGCCGGCGCGCGATGGATACCCTTGAGGGTGTCGCCTGTATGCCCAGTACGCCGCCTGACAATGATGAGATGGAACGTTTGACCGCTGATAGCGGTTTCACGTTGGACGTGCTGGATAAAAAGGCGCGTGAGGTTTACGACTGTGCCTATTCCACCACGTATCAGCGTTATCAAACCGCTATCGCCATGCTTATCGATGATTTGCTGGGAGTGCTGTGATGGAAGTCAGGATATCCACGGCGAAGATTCGTGAGGTGCTGGAATCGTCCGGTTGCGCCTACACTGCCGAGAATATCGCGGCCGTGCGTGCCAACATTCCACTGCATACGTCCGATCTGATTCTGGCGGCGTTGAACGCCACCGATTTACCCGATAAGCGGTTTGCTTTGCCGCTGTTCTAAGTTCTTGCCGCCTGGCGTTTTTCCTCACTTCCGCTGGACGGCATCCCATACCTATAAACCAAACCAATACTTTTTTAGGAGATTATTATGAGCGCCACTATCAAACTTACGTTGATCGATTACCGTGTCCGAGAATACTTGGACGACTGGCGGAGTAACCTTATGCTCACCCAATACGTGTATCCCGATGGCGAAACCCAACAGTTCATGAATATGTTGGACGAACTGGACGGCGTGGCACACGATATTGAGGCACAGTATGAAGACGTGTTCTCGTTTGATGATTACGCCGATTTGCTTGGATCTCTGACACCTGAATGGCGCAAGGCGTTCCCTAACGCGCCGGACGGGTGGAAACACAAGGCGGGTGAGATTTACATCTACTGGTAAAAATTCGGATACTATTCTATCCCAATATGGTATATGATTGATACCATCTGTTAACCGTTAAGGAGGTTTATTATGGGTAAGCTGGTCGCCAATATTGATGATGATGTCAAGGCGCGTGCCGCCGCGCTCTACGATTCCATGGGCATGAGCCTGAGCACCGCAGTCAACATGTTTTTACGCCAGTCTTTGGTGGACAACGGGTTGCCGTTCAAGCCGACGCGGCACACGCCTGACGGCTATCCGGTGCCGCCTGTTCACAATGCCTACATGTTCGAGCGTTCGGAGAAGGGCCATGTGATACTGCCCGCCGATTGGAATGATTCGGAGGATGATGTCTATGACCAGTACGCCAAGTGAACCGCGCCTGTATGACGTGTGGCTGATGTGGGTCGAGTTTCCCGACCATCCCGGTATCGGCAAGCCGCGTCCCGTGGTAATCACCGAGGTTGACGGTGATCTGGTGTCGGGTATCGTGGCGAAGATAACCGGCAACACTGATTGGGATGAGGCCGGCGACGTGCCGCTGCTCGACTGGAAAGCCGAGGGACTGGCGAAGCCGTCGCTCGTGCGCTGTTCGCAACGCTTCTACTTCAACAGGAGCGAACTGCTGCAATGGTTCGGACGACTCTCGTTGAGGGACGCGGAGCATGTTAACGACGGATTGGAAGCCACGTTGGACATTCCACCATACAGGCGGAGCGTATAGCCGTTATCGTTTTCATGGCCTCATGGACTTGTTCTATGAGGCCATTCTTATAGAAACCATCATTTAGAACCGCATCATAGGGCTTTCTATGGTGCGGTTTTCACATAAATCAGCATTTAGACGGGACTTTAGAGCTGTCTATTGTCCCGTCAATCGTTTTACCGAACAATAGAAAGAAGATTTTCCATCATGCAAACCATCAAATGCCAGTACAACACGCTTTTGGGCACCGAGTTCGAGGTGGAGATACCCGACAGCGTACCGGAAGCCGACGCCGACGCTTATCTGCAAGACCATTGGGAGGAGCTGGTTGAACCGAATATCCAGACTCACTTGCTTGAATCCTGTGATTCCAACTTCCACGTCCTATCGGCAACTCCTATGGAAACCTACGAGATTTCCAAGCGTGTCACGACGGTTGAATACCGTCGTGTCGTCGCGCCGAAAGGCTTGACCTTTGAGCAGTTGAGCGAATGGGTGGACGAGCACGGCGATGGTGATCTGTATGACGTTGACGACATAGAAGATTACATGTTCTATGCCGAACGCGAAGATGGTTCGCAAGTCGAATCGGGTGAGTCGGAATGATTACCGCGATCTACCGTTTCGAGCGTTTCGACCCCGCCACCAACACCGAGTTGTGGCGGCGTATACCACGCTGGAAGCTGCGTCTTATGTGGCTTCAAGCATGGCTGAAACGCGATAAGTCGGCTCGAATCTCTTACGGGGCTTGGCTGTACGCCAATGCTTCAGGCGGCGGGCAATGGTTGGCCGCTGACATGTTGGACTGGAATCAGGAGGTAATCGATGGACGCTGAGCGTATGAGAGCCGCTTTGCATGAGGTGTGGAAATACTATGACGAGGCGGGGGAGAGCGGGGAGAACTATGAGCTTGACCCGGATAATCTCAGCAAGTTCGCCGCCGACCTGTGCAGGGAATACGAAGGATAGTGTATGGTCAACCCATGTTTCATACTAAGATTTGCGGAATCTTAGTATGAACAATTCAAGAAATGTGTATAGTTAGTGACATGAGAAAAGAAATGTTTACACCTGACGCGCCAGGCGAGCTGCGTAGACTATCGGGCGAGTACGCCACAAGATACGGTCTGATGCAATACGATACGTATTCGTTCGTACCGAACCCGCTTGGTGATTATCCCACGCTTTCTCCACGTGTCATGGGCGTGGTGTCCCGAGCCTCGATGGCATTGGCGAGATTGAGCGAACTGGGGGAGGATCTACCAAACCCGGATATGCTGCGCCGTCCGACCATGCGACGCGAAGCGCAGAGCACAAGCGCTCTGGAGGGCACGTTCGAGCCGTTGGAAACCGTTCTCGCACAGGACTACGAGGTGGGTGAGGACAAAAGCGGTTTGAGCGAGTCCATGCGCGAAGTGTTGAACTATCTCGATGCGGCGGAATGCGGCATAGGCCAGATTCAGGCCGGGCATCCGATAAGCCTGTCCCTCATACGTGAATTGCAGCAGCTTCTCGTAAAGGGCACGAAGTCCGACAATCCGCAAGCCGGGGATATACGATCAACCCAAGTGTTCATCGGCTCTCCCACACGGCGTATCGAGGATGCGCGTTTCGTTCCCATGCCGCCCGGGCAGGACTTGGACATAGCGGTTCGGTCACTCGTTGACTGGTGGCGGTCCCGCAATGAGCCGGGGCTGGCCGTATTGGATATGGCGATGTTTCACTACCAGTTCGAGACGATGCACCCGTTCACGGATGGCAATGGAAGAATCGGGCGACTGCTGGTGCTGTTGCAGATGATGAGCCGTGGATTGCTTAGTCAGCCATTGCTGTCGGTGTCCCCGTGGTTCGAGCGTCGTCGTCCAGAATATCAGGATAGGCTGCTTGGCGTTTCCACAAAAGGCGACTGGGAGAACTGGATACTGTTCTTCTGCCAAGGCGTCGAGGAATCCTGCGAGGACGCCTTGCTGCGCGTCAAACGTCTGGTCAACGTTCGGCAGAAGTATCGGAGTCTTCTGGACGCGCACAATTACAGTGGATTGTCCGTTCAGACGGCGATGTACCTTATCGGGCAACCCACCGTGACGACACGTGCGCTGAGGAGAAGGTTCGGCAAGAGCCCGTCAGCGGTGCAGCACGCGCTGTCCCGTCTAGTATCCGTAGGCATACTGCGTGTGTATCCGTCTGGAAGGGGCAACCTGTATTTTGCGCCGGACGTGCATGAGGTGCTTTCCGCGCCGCTTGGCGCGGAAATCGACGTGTCAGCTCCGCTGATGTGTGAGCGAAGCGAATAAAACCATAAATGTGGGCCTGATTATACGAAAACACGTCCATCGCTCACTGAAACCCGTGAAAATCAATAAAAAATAGATTGTCACGGGTTTCAAGCTATGAAAGGCGTGTTAGAAAGCCGCCACTGCCTCTCATGGAAGCACACTAGGGGCGGCATTCTTATTCCCGGTAATCGTTGTAGATCTCAATACCGATGGGATACTCTGAGTAACCGGTGTCCTGCACGACGATACGGCCTTCGTTCGTATAGACGGTCAACGGGTCATCGTCCGTGATCCACTTCTTCTCGATGCGGGAGCCTTTCTCGGTGACTCCTCTACTTAGTTGGCGTTCAAACGGTTCGTGGACTTCCACGAGACGAGCGTTCTTGTAAGGCGAGTCATTAGGGGAAAAGAGGTAATCAGTTCGGTCGATGATGTAGCTCATTGTTCCTCTTCTGTTGTTTTAACGGCATCGGCCAGGAACTCCATAACGCAGCGGAACAGTTCGGATTGCGCGTATGCGACAAGCTCATTTGAGACCGTCATGTGCTTGCATGCCTTGGCCTTGTGCCGGTATCCGAGAATCTCGACGTTGTACAAGCCCATCGCAGCATGCACGCACTCATGGCTGACGATATGCGGCAGCAGGTGTTCGCGGCTCAAATAGATCACGCACATGGGGGAGTTCCCATATTTCACCACATTGGTCTGCGTGTCGATTGGCGCGGACTGCATGAGGGTAATTCCGGCTGTGCCGTTTTCGAACGCGGCATCTCCAATCGGCCTGTCGAGGTCATCGGATTCGATGGAGGATTCCACCAAGTCGATACAGGCGGCTCTCCGCATGGTTTCCTCGGTATCGTACACGCGGACTTCCACGCTGACCTTATGCGCGAACTCGGTCAGGTCGATGATGCAGCGTTCGTATTTAAACGACGCGGTTTTCTCTTCGGTCATGGTTTCCTCGTGGATTCGATAAGAATGATTAGACTCAGCAACATTATGAACAAAGCTATGGGGATAATGCTCACAGCTTGCCTTTTGCTTTGCGCGTGTAGTATTCCTCGGCAGACAACAGTTCCAGAATCGGAGTCTGCTTAATGGACTCCAACAATTCCCACCATGTCATCCACGAGGACTCGAATAAGACCGAATGCCCACTGATCTGATATACGCGCTTATCGTTGTCGCTGGACAGCCGAACGTAGTCGTTGACATAGACTTTGATGATTTGCACCCACGTCTCTCCCTCGCCAATCTGGATACGCGCCCAGTATTCGCCGGGCGAAACCGGTTCTTCAATATGCGGTTTCTTTGGTGCGGGACGTGTCGCGTAATCAAAGTCAGAGTCTAGAACGACAAGTTTCAATTCCGTGTAGAAACACCTGCCATATGGGTGGACGACGGCGGCTTGGATGTCAACGAAAGCGTATTGTTTGGCTTTCTTGGGTGTGACTTTTTCCGGGTCGCCCGAAATGGTTCCACTCCCGTAGCTGACGAACCTGTACGTGTTCTTGCTGCCTTTGACGTGAATCAAATCGCCGGGCTTCAGGTCATTCCAAGCGACGCGAATCTTCTTCATTCCGACTCCCTTTCGATAAGCTGTTCCATTTCCCTCACGTTGTCCTGCTTGCGTTCCAACGCCATGCAACGACGTATCCACTCGCCCTTGCGCTGATAGACGTTTGTTATTCCCTCGTTGCCCAACAGTTCGTTGCATGAGCAGACAAGCTGGGGAATATCCGACTCCAAGTCCGGTTGCACGGTGGGTTTCTCCCCGCAGACAGGGCATTCGGGAACTAGCACGGCAACAATTGTCCTTAACAGTCTGCAACCGATATTCCACTTCGGAACGTCCTTGTCCTCAAACGGGGCAAACGAGAAGATACTCGCGGAATGATCGCACCGCTCCGAGAGCAGCCACACGGAGTCTTCCTGACAGTAGTAGCGGGTAAGGATGGTGTCGTATACATACTTCGGCTTGGGTGTGCGTCCGCAGATAGGGCATGGCTCCAACACCGGTGGCTTAGGTTCCGGCTTTTCGACCGGTTCCGGCTCCTCCAAGTGCAGCAGTCGCTTCAGCCAGTTCATACGTTCCTCGATTCCATCGACTCGTTGAACGCCTTCTGGAACGCATAAACCCCGGCTTTAACGGCCTTTTCGACGGAACCGTCGGGCGGCAGCGTCACTGTCACGTGCGCGCGTGGCTGCATGTCGTCGCCTATGAACACGCTGTCCGGTTCCAGTTCGCCCGCCACCGGGACTTCCACGGTGAACGTGGCTAGTTGAAGCGCCTTGGAATACAAGCCCAATACCACTTCCGTGGTACCAAGATTGATGCTCATTGAGTAATCTCCCTGTGTCCGAGGAACTTGTTGACGAAGAACGTCTGACCTTTGCCCGTGACTTTCGGCGTCTTGTTGATGGTCGTGTGACCGTCCGAGTGAACCACGGTGGTTTCCTTGATCTCGAACAATCCCAATTCCATAGATTTCTGCGTGGGCATGTTGCGAGAGCTGCCGGTTTTCATCAGCCATCCGTTGTCCCTCAGCCACGCGAACAAGCGAGTGCCGCCAATATCCACGCCATTGCCCTTCAGGACTTTCGCCAAGTCGCCCACAAGGATGCTGGTCTTCGAGGTTTCCACAGCGTCAGCGAACAATGCCTTGGGACGCATCCGTTCGACCTGTGCTTGGGCCTTCTCCTTTTCCGCCCGCTCCTGTTTGATTTGCGTGGCAAGCCGGATAAGGAAGTCGGGTTCGGTGACTGCCTTATCCAAAGTCGATTCGGTCATGTACGCACCATGCCTGCGAATCGATGGCAGCACCTCATGCGTCACCCAGCGTTTGAACTCGCGAGCCTCGGGCTTGCGGCTGCGTAACACGAGGGAGTACAGGCCGGACTCGGACACGAAAACGGGCGCCTTGCCACCGTTCTGAGCAATATCCGTACTACGGATATTGGTGATTTCATCGGCATCGAGGTATTCCCGAATATGGTTGGTGGCCGTACTGAGAATGGCGCATACGTCCGCTCCAAGGAACCACGGGTTGCCGTGTGCATCGGTTAGGACACGCACCTGAATGCCCCTGAAGTCGAATGGTTGAATCTGGCTGCTCATTGGTTGTCTCCTTCCTTGGATTGGTTTTGTGCGGCTTGCATGATCTCCCACACGTCCGCGTTCTCGGACAATCCGGTTGTGAGCCGGTAGAAATCACTGAACCTGTAAAGCGGATTGCTGTACGAGTCCTCGCCCTGCTGGGGCAACTGGCCGCGATGTATCCAACTGCGCAAAGTGCTGCGGTTCACGCGCATCCCGCACGCCTTGATGATGTCCAATAGTTCGCCACGGGTTCTCACCGCCTCCGATTGGAGGAGACGCTTCACCCGTTCCGCCCTGATAAGGGCGACCGGCATACTGAAACCGAATTGCGGGCATTTCGCCGTCTCCGCGTCCGCATAGCCGGAGAGCTGGCCCAGGCACCCGTTGGCGGGGCATGGCCCGTACAACACGGTTTCCCCGTCATCGTCCGTGAGGAAACGACGCAGTTTGCGCACCAGCCCGTGAACCGGTTCCGCGTACACGGGCGTGGACGGGTGCTCGTCGAGTTTCGGGTGATTGGCGATTCGGTAAACCATGTCGGCCAGCGGCGCCGATTCACGCAGGTTCAGTTTCAGGCTGCGCACCCACTCGTAGAGTGTGCCTTGCAAGCCCGGATAACCGTGGTCGTCGTCAGCGTACAGCAGGTCGTGCAGGGTTTCCCTTACGGGCGCTGGAGCCGTGCCCGCGTTCCCGCCGCCACCGTTCTTGTGCCCGTAGGCGCGGTTGATGCGATACTCGGTCAGGTCGGGCAGGTTGCGTTCCAACCATTGCAGGTCGTTGGAGAGCTGGCGTTCATGCCATGCGCACAACAGGCTCCGGTTCTCGGGTATCCCATGCCCGATGAGCATGGACGGCGCGTCGGTCACGATCTCCCGCCAGCAACCGTCATAGCGGCAGAGCCTCGTGTTTTCAGTGGAAAAAGACAAACTGACCTAGACCTTCACTCATTAAGAGCTTCGGACGTGTCAGCAAGACCAATAATACACGGGCGTCTCTAGTTTTCCAAATGTGGTTCGGCGTGTCGCGGCAGTATGTCACCCAACCCCAAGTCGCCCGCGCCGAGGAAATGCCGTACCGGTGTACGCCGCTTCGGCTTCGCCGGCTCCAACTCCAACGGGTTGCGACTCGAGGCCGTGATTCGAGCCGCCTCCTCGGGTTGACGGCCCAACATGCGCTGACGCCGGTACAGCCACACCGCGTCACCCTCCAAGCCCCGCGCATCGCACTCACGCGCGATCTCCGCCTCCGAGGGCTTCGCCTTGCCGCGCAGTCGGCGGACGATGGCGTTGATGTCACCCGAACCACACCAACGGCCGGTATCGTTCTCCGCATAGAAGCGTCTCACCGCCTCCTGAGCCTCGGCGACGGTGATGTCCGTCCTCAGTTCCGAATGGAACGCTTCAAGCTGAACGTCATCCCATTGCGCGTTGCCGTGATGCGCGTTGATAAGCGACAATACGGCTGCTGCCTCACCCCTGCTGAGCATTGAAACCTCCCTGCTGCTGGTATCTTGCACGTTCCTCGGGTGTCATGTACTGCCATGTTTTCGCCAGATTCGCCTCAAGGTTCTGCTGGCTTCGGGATTTCAACGGTTGCCCTGGTCGTGGCTTCGGCGCTTCGGGCTTGGGTTTCTCCCAGTTGCGGGCGTACAGTTCACCGCCGATGAACCGGCTGAACGTTTTCACGTACTGCTCGTCGGTGGCCTCCGCATACGCTCGAGCCTTGGCTTCGAGAAACATGCTCGGGTCGGAGTCTCCAGCGGCTTTCACGATCTTCGGCCAATCGACCTCCAGCTGCATACGGGACTGGGAGGTTTTCCCGTCAAACCTGTTCGTCGGATAGAAAGCCTCGATACGGTCAAGCAGATTACCGAAGTCCGGCTTCGAGGGGGTAGGGGGAGTTGAATTATCTTTAGATAATTCTTCTGGTGTTCTGGTGTTCTGGTGTTTGTCCCGATTCAGACGCGATTCAGCCGTCTGAAAGTTATCTGAATCGGAGGTTTTCGCCTCGTTTTTATCTTTTCGGTAATTTTCAGCATTGCTTTCGCGCTTCTTCTGCACCTGTTCGCGGCTTCGATTGTGTGCGAGATAGTCGTGAATGTAGTACCCGTTGTTCCCGTCCGGCTCGATCATGCCGACTTCGCAAAGCGCATCGATTTCTGAATCGGTGATATCCAACACGTAAAACGCATCGTCTTCGCTGATATGTCCGTCTGAAAGATTGTCTCCGCAGAAAGTAAGCATCATCGTGAACGCGCCTATTGCGCTCGGGCATGTGTGCCTGAGCTTGCGTACCTTACGGTTCATGTAGAAGCTGTTGACCAGTTGAACGTATCCTTTGCGTACCATTGTCATGCTCCTATCAGCTAGTACGTGTAATCGGGGAACACCATTTGCATGAACGCCCAGCAGACGCCATGCGCTGCGAAAGCCGCTATCAATCCAAAGCTGAAGGCAACGATCGTCATCGCGTCGCCGCCTTCATCGGATAGGGATATATTCCATTTCCTGAATAGGTAGCGGAACGCCTGTATCCCGATGATGAAGAACACGGCCAGTTCGATGAAATGCGCCAAGCCGACGATGCTCATTCCGCCTCCTCCAGCAGCCGTTCCGGGTTCACGGGGTCTGACATGATCGTCTCCTGAACGTCTTGATGAAGTTGTGGCGGCTTCGCCAGTCCGATGGCGTGCCGCTCGTCGCCGTGAGCAGCACGCCGTTGTCGTAGACTTTCCAGTGGCCGGTCGTGGCCCTGACCACCGTGTATCCGTGTGAGGCTATCCAGTGCATGAGTTTCCGGTCGTCCCCCCGCGCGGTCATGCCTTGAGCCTCATCTTCAACGCGAGACCGTTTTCATGCACGCTGCCCTTATCGAAGCCCATGAAACCGTTGAATAGTTCGTATTCGAGCAATACGGTGTCCACGCGGAACTCGTCGTACTGATGGTTTTTGATGCGTTCCATGACAAGCCTCATCGATGCGACGGTATCCCTGCGGTCGGCCTGTATCGGAATGAGATACGGCCAAAGATTCCATTCGCCCGGATGATCGTTCAGCCAACGGGCGAAATCAACGAGTTTCCTATCTTCCATCATGTTCTCCTTGCCTTTTCGATGAATTCGCGCAGATACGGGTCATCGATGTCGATGGGGTGGCCGGCGAAAACCATGCCGCCCTCTTGGATGGGCAATGGGGGAGTGCGTTTGGTTTTATGCTCCCTTGCCTATTTCGCGCTTCCGGCTCTATGCTTCGCCAACCGTATGGGGTCGGCCTTGATATGGCAGTTGCGGCAACGGGGCCCGCTGCACATCTGGTTACGTGGCCGGATTCGCCCGCAGTCGATGCACTTGGTGGGTGTCGTGTTGTGACTGTTTCCCATCAGGAGCGTTCCTTGACAACATAGTCGGGGTGTTCACGGCAGTAGTCGTGTATCCGTTCCAACCATTTGATTGCGCCGTCCACACTGCCCCAATCAACCAACTCGCCGTTCTCGTCGCGCGGATTGTATTCGGAACGCAGCTCATGCAACGGCTGAACGTAGATGCTCATGAGGGCTTGCCGTATAAGTTCGGCGCATTCCCTACCGGTCTTGCCGTCCAAGTCGGTTGACGGGCGAACATGATAGGCGTCGAAGAACGGGCCGAGATTATACGTGTAGTTGAAATAACGGCCATACTGGTCGTAGGAGCGTTCCTCATGGTCACGGTCGCACACGTAATACCAGCAGTCCTCTGGAATATCAGGGCGTACCACATACAGGTCGTAGCTCATTGTTCCTCCTTGCGTTTGCGCCGTTCCTCACGACGGGCTTTCGAGAAATAGTCGGGGTCTTTCGCCTTGAGCTTCAGATAAGCCCGATGATTCCTCAACGCCTGTTTCTCCTCGGCGGTCAGGTAGACGGGCTTACCGGCACGAGCCGTCTTGATGAACTCGTCAATCTCGCTCATTCCTCGTCTCCCTCGATCACCCCATGCCCGGCTATGAGAGCCAACGTTTTCAGATCGGTGACTACCGGCTGGTTGTCCATGCTCTTCAAAGAGTCCAATCCGACGCCTTTCTGGTGGAATACGACGAACCAGTAGGGCGCGTCCGCGTTACCCGCTTCGGTACGACCCTCCTGCATCCATTCCTTGAGGTGCCCGCTGTACGTGCTGTAGTTTTTGGCCTCTATGACCACGGGTTGCCCGTGGATACGCACGCCGGTGATGTCGCCTTGGTCGTTGCCTCCGCCATGCAACACCTCACGGTGTATGGTCTGCTCCGTATCACCCAAGCGGGCACGCAGATATTTGACTATGGCCGACTCAAAAAGCGTCCCACGCTGCTTGGCTCTGCTCATTCGTCCCTCCAGTATTCGGTCGGGTCATCATGGAACTGGCAATCCATGCAATGACCCCAGATGTTCATGATTCCTCCGCAATACGGGCAATGCTCGTACTGGACGGGTAGATAACTCGGACGCATAATCAGAACTCCGGGTTGTCCCTGAGACGCTTCAACACGTCACTACGAATCTGCTCGATCATCTCCACCTTCAGGCCGGTGGCGATACGAACCTCATCGGCCGGACGGTTCGGGTTCTCGATAAGCATGTCCCACGCGCGTTTACTCGGCTTGCTCATACGGTTTCCCCTTTCTCGAACGTCTCGATCATTTCCATCAACGCGGCCTGATACGACTCATGCCACTTGGTGCGGTAATGCATTCGGTCAACGCATTTGAACCGATAGCGTTTCTCCTCGGAGCCTTTCACGGTTCCTGTAGCAGCCTTCAGGTGTCTGCCACATTGGGGGCAGTAGAAGCTTTCGCCGTTGAGAATGAAATCGGAGTCCCGCACGTCGCCTTTGCCGACTATCCGGTAGAAGTCATTAAGCCAACTCATTGACGACCTCCTCTGCCTTATCGTGGGAAATCTTCACCGTGTACTCCACGACATTCCAGGTCAGATGGTTCAACTGCCAGACGGTGAGTCCAAGAAAAACCAGCAGACAAAACGCTTGAACAATGGCCATCATCGTATTCTTTGACGTGATGCCCACCGCGAGGGAGAACGAGAAAAACACGTCCCACCCCAAATACCGGTACACGGACCATAATCCGGGTTTGCTGCCGTCACGTCGTTCGTAAACCGTGACCATATCCTTGTCACTCATTTCGATTCCTTCTTCTGCTCCTGTTCACGCCACCCCATACGCCTTGCAATGGGTAGCCGCTGATTCTGTCGTGTTGCGCCGCGTACCGTGCGCATTCGCATATCGCCGGACATTGGGCGCAGGCCTTGAGCGCCAATCGTTCCTCGCTGGACGTGGTTGGGAAGAACAGGTCAGGGTCCATGTCACGGCACGCGGCCTTGTCACGCCAGCCGCTCAATTCAATTCCTTCTTCGCGTTTTGAGACTACTTACGCTCATGATTCCTCCTTGAGCGTGGCGACATATGCGATGGCCTTGCGTTCACGCTTCGCGTACCTCTCGCACTTGCGTTTGAGACGTTTGAGGCTCATGGCGTATATGTAGGCTCTGAAGTCGCCGTCCTCGGTGATTCTGGCCTCGTACCGGCTTAGGGTTGATGCCCTGAATTGCGCGGTCAGATGGTTGGTAAGCTGTACTCCGTTCATTCCTCCACCTCGATTTCCTCGCCGTACTCGCCGTAGAGTTGGTCTGCCGCATCCTTGGTCGTGTAGAGGCATTTCGCGGGAGCGTGTTCGTAGTCGTAGATGGCGGCTGCGA